CATATCACCCACTGGTCGTTTTGGCCAGCGGTGAGCATCGTATTGCACAACTCGCAGGTACCTATCTCGCGGCGTTGCTCCGGCGGGTCCAGCGCAGTATCAACCTTGCGGGCGATGTCGTTGATGATGTGCATGTAGAAGCCGGCATCCGCGAACGTGGCAAGGCGTGCATGACCGGCGCATGCGATGAGCGTGGCCGTCAAGTCCTCGTTGCGTCTGTCTTTGCGCCAGTCGAGTGCGTCGATGCCGTCGAGGCAGCGCCATAGTTCGCGGGCCGTCGCGTCGAGCATGTCAATCAGGTCGAGCACGTCCAAGCGTATCGGCGTCGGGGGAGTGGCCGTCTGGATGCGCACGGGCGAATGCCCTCCCGGATGCAA